AACTTACAAGAGCATTTGACATTCGACCAAGCTAATATAGTGCTTGAGAATGCCAACGAAGGAAAAGACCTTTATTTAAAAGGTATTATGATCCAAGGTGGCGTTCGCAATGCTAATCAGCGAGTGTATCCTGTAAATGAAATAGGCAGGGCTGTCAAAACTCTCAATGATCAAATTACTGGAGGATACAGTGTTCTCGGTGAAGTTGACCATCCAGAAGGACTTAATATTAATATTGACCGTGTGAGCCATATGATTACGGAAACGTGGATGGATGGTGATAACGGTTACGGTAAACTAAAAATACTACCAACACCGATGGGAAACTTAGTTAAAACAATGTTGGAAAACGGCGTTAAACTAGGTGTTTCATCGCGTGGTAGTGGTAATGTAGCAGAAGACGGCAGTAATACCGTTTCTGATTTTGAAATAATCACCGTGGACGTTGTGGCTCAGCCTAGCGCCCCTGGTGCATATCCAACACCAATTTATGAACATTTGATGAATGCACGTGGGGGAATGAAGGCATATGAATTAGCACAGGCAACTAAACACGACGACAAGGCACAAAAGTATCTTAAGGAATCACTGATTAACATAATCAGTAAACTCCAATGAAACAGGAGAATGTAATGATAGATGCACTAAAAACATTATTCGAAAATGACGTTGTTTCAACTGAGATTAGAGATCAAATTGAAGAAGCTTGGAATACAAAGATTCAGGAAAACAAAATGCAGGCAACTGCTGAGTTACGTGAAGAATTTGCACAAAAGTATGAGCACGATAAATCAACTATGGTTGAAGCTATTGACTCACTACTATCTGAGCGTCTTGCTGAAGAGATCGCAGAGTTTGCAGAGGACCGCAAACAACTAGCAGAAGCAAAAGCAAAATATGCTGTTGCCCAACGTGAAAATGCAGATCTACTGAAGGGTTTCGTTGCTGAAAACTTAGCAGCTGAAATTAAAGAACTAAGAGCAGACAAAGTAGCAATGGCAGAATCATATGCCAAGCTAGAAGAGTTTGTTGTTGAGTCTCTAGCAGGTGAAATTGCAGAATTTAACGAAGACAAAAAAGATTTAGCAGAAACTAAAGTACGTTTAGTTCGTGAAGCTAAAACACACTTCGCTAAGGTTAAAGCTAACTTTATCGAAAGAAGTGCTACAGCAGTATCTGAAATGGTTGGTAAATCACTTAAAGGTGAAATTACTGCACTTAAAGAAGATATTGACACAGCACGAAGCAACGACTTTGGTCGTAAAATATTTGAAGCATTTGCAAACGAGTATACAACTTCACACTTGAATGAGAATTCAGAAGTTAGTAAACTAATGGGCGTACTAGCTGCTAAAGACAAGCAACTAGCAGAAGCAAAAACATTTGCTACAAAAGCAAAAACACTTGCAGAATCAGTAAACAAAGAGAAATCACGTTTAGTTGAATCAGCACGTAGAGAAAAGATTATGAACTCATTGATTTCGCCACTTGGCAAAGATCAGCGTGAGATTATGACAGACTTACTGCAATCAGTACAAACCGATAGACTACAAAAATCTTTCGACAAGTACTTACCATCGGTTATCGACGGAAATACTCCAGCAAAGCGCAAGGCACCATTAACTGAAGGCACAGAAGTAACAGGCAACCGTACGGAACCAATGACACAAAATAAAGCAGACGAATCAAATGTATTAGATATACGCCGTCTTGCTGGATTAAATTAAGGAGATAATGATGTCAGAACTATTAGAATCACGCTGGACAGACACCAAAACTGCTCTTCTTGAAGGCCTGCAAGGCAACAAGAAGTCTGTTATGGCAGCGACACTAGAAAACACTCGTAGATATTTGTCTGAGAGTGCAACAGCAGGTGCAACATCAGCTGGTAACGTAGCAACACTTAACCGTGTTATCCTACCTGTTATCAGACGTGTTATGCCAACTGTTATTGCTAACGAACTAGTCGGCGTACAGCCAATGACTGGTCCAGTTGGTCAAATCCACACACTACGTGTACGTTATGCAGAAACTAACAATGCAACAGGCACAGGAAACGATACAACAGCAGGCGAAGAAGCTCTAAGCCCATTCAAAATTGCTGAAGCATATTCAGGCGACGGCACAGCTGGTAAAGCAGCAAGTACAGCAGTACTAGAAGGCGCAGCTGGACGTAAAATGTCAATCCAAATCTTAAAGCAGACAGTTGAAGCTAAGACACGTAAGTTGTCAGCTCGCTGGACGTTTGAAGCTGCACAAGACGCACAGTCTATGCACGGTATTGACGTAGAAGCAGAAATCATGGCAGCTCTTGCACAAGAGATTACTGCTGAGATTGACCAAGAAGTTATCGGTTCGCTTGTAACTTTATCAGGTGCGGCTGCACAAACTTATGACCAAACGGCTGTAAGTGGTACAGCTACTTTCGTAGGTGACGAACACGCTGCTTTAGCTGTTCAAATTAACCGCGTAAGTAACTTGATTGCACAACGTACACGTAGAGGCGCAGGTAACTGGGCAGTGGTATCACCATTTGCACTAACAATCCTACAGTCTGCAACTACAAGTGCATTTGCAAGAACAACTGAAGGTACTTTTGAAGCCCCAACTAACACTAAAATGGTTGGTACTTTGAACAACGCAATGAAAGTATATGTAAACACATATGCAGCAGACGATGCACCAGTACTAATCGGCTACAAAGGTTCAAGCGAATCAGATGCAGCGGCATTCTATTGCCCATACATCCCGCTAATGAGCTCAGGAGTTGTATTGGATCCAGGTACATTCGAACCAACAGTATCATTCATGACACGTTATGGATATGTTGAGTTGAACAACACTGCATCATCGCTTGGTAACGCAGCAGATTACTTAG